ATACCACAAAAGAAATTGTTTATCAAGCGCCAAATCAATTACAAGCAAATGCAACTGCGGTGGCAATAGTTCAAAACTGGAATCATCCAACAAAAGTATTGTCTGTTACAAATATTTCTGGTGAGTTCACAGATGACCAAGTTATTATTGGTGCATCAAGCAATGCAAGATATATGTTATCTACGTTTAACCCATTGAAAGATAGTACCAGAAATGAAACATATGACAATATGTATATTGAAAACCAGGCCAATAACATTATTGTCACCACAGAAATTAATCCATTCGGAACACTATAATGTCTACGCCAGTTTATAATCGTATTATACGCAAGTTAGTTGTTGGATTTGGAAACTTATTCAACAATATTACATTGGTAAAATATAATGCAGATAATACGGAAGCAGAACGTGTATTGGTACCTATAGCATATGCACCTAAAGAACGTTATGTCATGCGTCTTGAAGATGACTATACATTAGATAAAAAGGTTCAGATTGCGTTACCAAGATTGTCATATGAAATGATGGGCATGACATATGATGCAAATCGAAAACAAAATACTAATACCAGAAATTTTGCAGCATCAGGCTCTGGTGCAATCGCACAATATAACCCTGTGCCATATGATTTCGATTTTAATTTATATCTATACGTTCGCAACATTGAAGATGCACATCAAATTGTAGAAAATATTATACCATTTTTTACACCAGATTATACAGTGAAAATTAATTTGGTACCTGAAATGGGTATAGTTAAAGAAATACCTATCATATTAAACAAAGCAGACCATGAAATTGTATATGAAGGTCCAAGAGAACAAGAAACCAGAATGGTTATTTGGACTTTTAATTTTACTGTTAAAGGTTTCATATTTGGAAAACAATCAAGTGTTGGATTAGTTAAAACATCCATTACAAGCATTTTAAATCAAATAACACCAGACCAAGTTGTGCAATTTACAATGGATCCAGAAAGTGGTTTGGGTACATATCAAATAGGTGAAATTGTTTATCAAGGTTATTCCGCCGGCACATCAACCGCAAGAGCAAAGGTTGTATTGTTCGATAACAATATATTACATTTAACAGAAATTGACGGCAATTTTATTTCATCACAACCTATATACGGCATTAATACAAGAGCAAACTATACGTTTAGTTCCTATAACATTACACCTAAGAAATTTGTGGAGATTGAGATTTCTGTCGATCCAATTAACGCAAATGTAACTGATCCATGGGTTGCTAACACAACAATAACAGAGTTTCCCGTTTAAAAATTATGAATGCGTTCGACAAAAATATGGAAAAAATCTTTGATGTGACCCCAGTGGAAACAGAAAAGAAAGAAAAGTTACCGGTTGTTAAATCGGAAACTGATGAATTGGATTTGAAGAATGACCTTGCAGATGCATATCAACAAACAAAGGATAATCTGCAAGAGTTAATTGATAATGGCAAAGATGCCATGGAAGAACTGATTCAAATTGCCAGAAACGGCCAACATCCACGTGCATTTGAGGTGTATGCAACTCTATTAAAGAATGTTGTAGACGCAAACAAAGAATTATTATCTGTACAAAAACAGATGCGTACCATGGATGGCAAACAACAAACATCAGAAACAAAGATTGATAAGGCCATCTTTGTTGGTTCAACCGCAGAGTTGAATAAACTTATCAAAGGTAAAGAATGATTGATGATGATGATTTTGATTATGGTAGTTTAGATGCCAAAGATTCATATCGAGATAATCCTTTACTAAAAAAGGCTGGTGTCAAGGTCGAATATACTCAGGAACAGGTAGATGAGTATATTAAATGTTCAAAAGATCCAGTTTACTTCGCTGAGAACTACATCAAAATCGTTAACGTTGACCAAGGCTTGATGAAGTTCAAGATGTGGCCATTTCAGAAAGAAATGATTAAGACTTATCATCAAAATCGTTTCTCTATCACAAAGTGTCCTCGCCAGGTTGGTAAGACCACCACCTCCGTGGCATATCTTTTGTGGTTGACACTCTTTACTGATACACAAAACGTTGCGGTCCTGGCGAACAAAGGTTCGTTGGCACGTGATATTCTTTCCAAATACCAACTGGCATACGAAAACTTACCTATGTGGTTACAACAAGGTGTTGTGGTATGGAACAAAGGTAACGTTGAACTTGAAAACGGTTCTAAGATTATTGCGGCATCCACATCAAGTTCTGCAATTCGTGGTGGATCGTTTAACTGTGTATTCTTGGACGAATTTGCGTTCGTTCCAAATAACATTGCTGAAGAATTCTTTAACTCTGTTTACCCTGTAATCTCATCCGGTAAGACTTCCAAGATTATTATTGTGTCTACACCTAACGGTATGAACCTGTTCTACAAGTTATGGATGGATGCAATCAATAAGAAAAACAACTATAAGACCTTTGAAATTCATTGGTCTATGGTACCAGGACGTGATGAAGCCTGGAGAGAAGAAACTATCCGTAATACCAGTGAACGTCAATTCCGTCAAGAATTTGAAACCGAGTTCTTGGGTTCTTCCAATACTTTAATATCTGGTTACAAGTTACAGACCATTGCATATCGTGATCCAACACACATACATGATATGATGAAAATCTATGAGATGCCAGTTAAAGAAGAAGAAGGTGCAAAGTCTGACCATCTATATTGTATCTGTGTTGACGTATCTGAAGGTAAAAACTTGGACAGTTCTGCATTCCAAGTTATTGATATTTCACAGACACCATATAAACAAGTGGCCACATACGCAAGTTCATCTATAACACCTATTTTGTTTCCCACCGTCATCTACAACGCAGCCAGATATTACAATAATGCGTATGTATTGGTAGAAATTAACAATAATCCACAGGTTGCAGACTCATTACACCAAGATTTTGAATATGAAAATCTATGGAAAGTATTTACGGGCAACAAAAAACCACAACAACTGTCTGCCGGTTTCGCAAGAGGCATTCAGATGGGGTTGAAAATGTCACCACAAGTTAAGGCAATTGGTTGCTCTAACTTAAAAACACTGATTGAAGGTGACAAATTAATTATTAATGACTTTGATACCTACTCAGAACTTACCACTTTTGAACAACAAAAAAATTCTTTTGCTGCGGCCTTAGGTGCCAACGATGATTTGGTAATGTCACTGGTTATTTTTGCGTGGGCAACAACACAACAATACTTTAAAGAAATTGTAAATCACGATATTCGTAAACAAATTCAACTAGAAAACATGAACCAGATAGACGATGATGTTCTTCCTGCGCCAATTATTGAAGATGGTCTAGAACACGACTTTGAAATTATGGGTGGAGATGTTTGGGAAGTTTCGAATGGTGGAGAAGTATATTCTGGTTTCATTAAAAAAATGATGGACAGGTTGTAAATCCAGCCTTTCATAAATATTCTTATGGTATTCTAACTGCCAAAAGAACACATAATATTCAAGGAGAATCAAATGGCATATCAAATCTCTCCAGGCGTTAACGTAACTGAAGTTGACTTAACAACTGTTGTACCTTCAGTTCTGACAACCGCTGGTGCATTTGCTGGAACATTTCAATGGGGTCCAGTAAATAAAGTAAAACTAATTGACAACGAAATCACGCTTGCAAAAACTTTTGGTGAACCAGATTCTGATTCAGCAATATCTTTCTTTACTGCGGCAAACTTTTTGGCATATGGCAACAATTTAAGTGTTGTTCGTGCGGTTGGTGATGGTGCACTGAACTCCACAGCAGGTGACACATTAAAAGTTGACAACGAAGAAATTTTTGAAGCAACATATTTAAATTCCGACAACAACGATGACTATGGTGCATTTATTGCAAGATATCCAGGAGTTCTTGGTGATTCTTTAGAAGTCCAAGTTTGTGCAAAAGCATCACTATTCAGTGGTTGGACATACAAATCTTATTTCACATCAGCACCAGGCACATCAGATTATGTTGATTTAGTTGGTGGTTCTAATGATGAGATGCACATCATTGTTATTGACCGTGATGGTTTAATTACTGGTACCGCAGGTACAGTATTGGAAATATATCCATTTGTTTCTGCTGCATCTGATGCAACAGTTAATGGTGCAACCAATTACTACAAACAGGTAATTTTTAATAATTCAAAATATGTTTATGCAATTGATCCAGTTGATTATGCAACAACAAGTGCAACATGGGGTACACCTGCTGCTGCAACAACATATGCAAATCCAACAACCATTCAAACAGTAACTTTATCTGGTGGCGCTTCTGACGTACCAGCTACAGGAGATATTGAAATTGCATATGACTTATTTGCAAATAAAGAAACTATTGACATTTCATTGGTTCTAACTGGTGGTCATGCTGTTGCGGTTCAACAATATGTGATTGACAATATCGCAAACCAACGTATGGATTGTGTTGCATTTGTTTCTCCAAGACAGTCAGATGTTGTTAATCAAGCCGGAAATGAATCAGGAAACATTACCAACTGGTTGTCAAGCCTATCTCGTTCATCTTCATATGTTGTCGCAGATTCTGGTTGGAAATATCAATTTGACAAATACAACAACGTATATCGTTGGATTCCACTAAACG